AGGTAGTGGGTGCAGCAATATACTTGCTGGGTGCATGCTTTGTTAAGAACTCAAAGCATAGTTTAGCCTTCTCTTCTGTTGGGTCATACATTCCCATTGCATAGTCACGCACTTGAATATCCTTGAGTGCTAGTATAACAGCGGCTGTTGTGATAGATAGTTCATCTTCACTTGTTTCTTTACTTAAGTCAAAGTTAGTATAGAAATCTTCTACTAACCTAGCAGCGCTTTGTTGTTCAGGTGTACCAACTTCAAACTGTCCATGCTCATCTTGACTAGACAGTTTTTTGATTTGTTCTATTCTTGTTTTGATTATTGTTTTATTCACTTGCTTCTCCCTTGTTTAGTCGTGTGTCTATCCATCTATGTATGGACATGTTTGCCCCGTACATATTTACTGCATCCTGCACCCAGAAGAGTGCAGCATCATCGTTGTCCGCTTCTACTTCTATCTCTACTTGTACTATGTACTTAGTACCAGCCATGTTTCCTCCAGTGTGACCACGCAATTGATGGCTTGTCATACCGATGAACGATATACTCCAGCCCCCGCGCAACTTGTTGCGGGGCTGGGGTACCAGGCTTGGTGTTTAATACTTGTGCTATGCCATAGGCTGTTGACTTGGGGTTATCTGCATCATGTCGCCAGTTAGATTCTTTAGTCCATAGTTTTATTAGTGCTTTGTATTCACCCCTATTCCATTCGGGGTACCACATCTTCATGTATGAAATAGCATATAACTTGGCAGCGTATGGTGTCCATACTTTAGGTAACTGTTCTTTGTTATAGCATAGTTCATTGACATGTTGCGAGTAATACTTAAGCGGTAAACCTATTAGTGTAGTTACTGTTAGCAACATAGTGCTACCAATAGCCGTCCACTTTCTTACTGAACTCATCTAGTCTCCTAGTCTTCGCTCCCGTACATACGGTCAGGTTCGCTGTTACAGGTGCATTCTATTACAAAGTTACCGCAATACTCGCAGTCTCCATCTTTGCCTAGTGCAGTGTCATCTTCTAGTGGTGGTTCATAACTCATTAGAATGGTACCTCCGTATGGTTCTCGCATGACTTGCGCCATGCTCGTAGTCTTTGCTTGAGAAATCTATTTTCTTGTAGCAGTTGTACATTAGCAAACGCTAGTATAAACATCATGATAATACTTGCACCTAACGCTATAGTTATAGCAACTAGGTCACCGTATGATAGTGTCATTTGATTCTCCTTAGTTTGTTGTAATGGACTGTAATAACTTGTAGTTTACCACTGATTACCCCTATCCCCTGGCACAATAAAAAAAGGGTAAGTGAGTGACTGTATCAGCCACCCACCTACCCTATCTTTTAGTTCTTTGAAACCTCAAAGACCTCTAACTGTAACTGTGGCGCACGGCGTGCTGTCTCAGCCACGTCCTGACGGCGGTCAAAGCGAGTGACCAAGCGACCCTTAAGAGTAACGAGTTCAGACTGCTCAGTACCTGCACGTGTGACTCCGAGGATTTCGCCTACAGTTGAGTCATCTAGTGCAACCACGTTGATACCACATACGTACACCTGTCGGTCTGCTTCACCATTGCTGAATGCAGAGACCTCACGTTGGTCAAACCAACCTGTCACCATTGTTCCTTTTGAACCAGTGAAACTACGTACGTTCTTGATTTTACCTGTTAGTGTGACTGTATTTTCCATGTGCTTTTTCTCCTTGTTAGTTTCGGTTGATTGTTATTGAGGCTGATAGCCCCCTAGCAGCAGGCGTAGGGGGTCTATCTGCCCTTCTTAGCGAACGTTATTTTCTAGTACTCCATCACAGTCTTGGCATTGGTTGAAGAGCCTTGGAGTTAAGATGTTGCACCATGGACACTGAACCTCACGTGCTCGTTGGCGTTCATCTTCCAACTCCCACAGTTCTTCATACACTCCGCCGTCCTGTAGTGCCACGGTGGAGTGTTTGAACTCACCATCTCGGTCAGTCCAGTCATGTCCACTTGGCTCTGTGATTAGCAACCATTGACGTTTGTATTGAAGGTTGCCTTCGTCCACGATTTCGTGGGCTACTGCGCTATCACGTGCTTCACGTAGTTCTAAGCAGTTGTCACATACGTCATCAAGTTGCATGCAGTCGAAGCATTGAGTGGTCACGCTGATGCCTTGAGTTGTGTATTCGGTCATTTGTCTTTGTCCTTTGCTTTGTCTTGAAACCGCACTGTTGCAATTTCAAGGGAACCAAATCGGTAGCCCGATTGAGAGAGGCGCTTTGGCTGAGGTCAGGAGCGTTTTTTGCGACTAGTGCCTCAGACAGCCGAACGTGAGGGCGTGATTCTCATAGAACTCCTGACTATAGAACAGGGCAATGAATAGTCAATCCTGACAATTATAACAATTTGATAACACAGCAGTATCGTGTTAACAAATCGTTATCATTGACGCAATTGACTATTTGAGAATCCCGATATGATTCCCTTGGCGCAGAACTGCGCCACAGAATGGTCACACCTAGCGACTGCTTAAGGGCGCACACCTTGCGTCCGCGTGGCTTTGACACGCAGCAAGGATGGTGTACCGATTCGTCTGTCCGAGCGTGGCTTTGACACGCTAGAAGCACTCCGTAGGACAGATGCTTTAACTGGTAGGGATGGCAGTCTCATCTGCCAATAGAATATATTTATTCTATCTGCCCCCCAGATATTTAGTTTATTGACGGGCAGACAGTATGCAGCAACAGTCACGCTGCTATAGTAGTACTGCACGGCAGTATTGATAAATCTGTGGGTCAGTATGACCCCAGGTTTATTAATTTGCTTGTCTCTTACAGTTGGTATCTCTACCTAAAAATATTTCTGTATATAGTTACAGGGGGCATATACAGTCTGACCAGCACTTATATAAATACTTTAGAATAAAACGTTCGTTTTACCTGTTTGAACGGATTAAGTATATATAGAGAGTAAAATAGTTCAGAACTCTTTTTAGAGAGTTCTTCACTCTGTTACAGACTACTGTACAAACAACTATCTGTAGGGCGGGGGGACTCTGCCACAAAGGAGATAAACGTGGCAACACCAGCGCACAAGGGATTTAAAAAGGGTGGAGAGCATCACCTTGCAAAGGAAGTAACCCAAGCCAAGGCAGATGTTATTGCTAGGGTCAAAGAGGGTGTACCTGTTCAAGCCGCTATGGTTGCGGCGGGTAAGAAACCAGATACGGTTCGCCAATGGATGAACCGTGACCCTGAGTTTGCCCGTGCCTTGGAAGAAGCCAAAGAGCAGGGTAGTAAGCAATCTTTTGACTCAATGGGTCTTGAGAAGGAATCTATCCCATTTGCTGATTTCTCTAAAATGTTTTTTGACCAGACGGTCTTTCCTCATCATCAAGACTGGGTAGACCTACTAGAGGGTAATGAACCTTCTTGGCTACATCCATCCATGATTTATGAGCCAGGCGAGAATAACCGCCTACTGGTGAACGTGCCACCTGAGCACGCTAAGTCCACGGTTATTACCGTGAACTACCCGACTTACCGCATCGCTCTCAATCCTAACATCCGCATCATCGTGGTATCGAAGACATTGAATAAGGCACGCGAGTTCGTATATGCTATCAAGCAACGATTGTCACATCCCCGCTGGCTCAAACTGCAGACCGCTTACGGTCCTGAGGGCGGTTGGAAACAAGACGCTGATACTTGGCGTACCGATACTGTCTACCTTGGGGGCGATGCGCGTAACTCTAGCGAGAAGGACCCAACCCTTCAGGCGTTAGGTATGGGCGGTCAGATTTACGGTGCCCGTGCCGACCTCATTATTCTTGATGACTGCATCACTACTGCTAATGCCCATGAGTGGGATAAGCAGATGGATTGGTTGCAGAAGGAAGTTATTACCCGTCTGGGCAAGAATGGTAAGTTACTAGTTGTAGGGACACGGATTGCTGCAAATGACCTTTATAAAGAACTTCGTAATCCTAAGCATTGGTCTGGTGGTCGGACTCCGTTTACTTACATGGGCATGCCTGCTGTACTTGACTATGCGGAGGAAACGGAAAATTGGACTACCCTCTGGCCTGAGTCAGATGTTGCCTGGGATGGCGACTCTGATGTACCTAAAGAGAACGGGTACTATCCCAAGTGGGATGGTCCAGCACTCTTCAAGAGACGCAGCGAAGTTACGCCTTCGACATGGGCTTTGGTTTACCAGCAAGAAGACATCCAAGAAGACTCCATATTCCCGCCTGCACTCGTGCAAGGAGCGACCAATGGGATGCGCAAGCGAGGACCGCTAAAGGCTGGTGCTGCTGGACATCCACCTAAGGTTGAGGGTTTACATACTGTAATTGGATTTGACCCTGCTATGGCAGGTAATGCTGCATTTGTTGTAGTTGCATACAACAGAGCAGATGGAAAGATTTATGTGTTGGATTGTGTCAACATGGAAGAGCCAACACCACAAAAGATTCGGGCGACAATTGAAGAACTGGTTATTAAATACAAACCGCAAGAGTTTCGCGTTGAAATCAACGCCCACCAAAAAGCCTATTCCCTTGACGAAGAACTACGGGGGTGGCTCGCTGGATACGGCGTACGCCTTGATGCACACTTCACAGGGAAAAACAAATGGGACACTTCGTTTGGTGTTGCATCAATGTCTAACCTCTTTGGCACTGTCCGCGAAGAGAAGTTCCAAAAAAACAATATCTTAGAACTACCTTCATCTGAAGGTTCTGAGGGTATCAAAGCCTTAACTCAGCAACTACTAACGTGGAAGCCACAGACTAGGGGTAAGACCGATACCGTCATGGCATTATGGTTTGCTGTTATTCGCATCCGCGAATTAATGCAATCTAATAGCCGAACATCACAGTATGCAAATAACCGATGGGCAACTCGTGCTCAGATGAATCAACGCCTGGCAGTAAACCTCGATGAGATGTTTGCAGAGCAATGGCAAGAAAACTTCGGATAAGGAAAACAATGGCATTAACAATAGAGCAGGTAACGGCACGGGTTGAATCCCTGCGCTACCGCAATCACGAACGTGATGCGCGTAACCTTGACGTACTTGCTGTACGTAAAGGAAAGATTGCTCAAGTATATCCTAACTTCTTTCCAGAAGGTGTTGATGCAAACGTAGTAGCAAACTTTATTGACATTGTTGCTCGTGACCTATCTGAAGTTATGGCTCCGCTTCCAGCAGTTAACTGCTCTGCAGCCAATCAAGTATCTGATAGAGCACGTACCTTTGCTGATAAACGTACTCGTATTGCCTCTAATTATTTCCAGCACTCAGACCTAGCAGTACAGATGTACTCAGGTGCTGACTGGTATCTAACATATGGATTCGTCCCATTCATTATTGAATTAGACGATGAAGCAAAACTGCCACGTATCCGCATAGAAAATCCTATTGGGGCTTACCCAGAGTTTGACCGCTATGGACGTTGTGTGGCATTTGCTAAGCGTTACTCTCTAACACTTGGTGAACTAGTATCTCAGTTTCCAGAGTATGATAGAGAACTACTTGGACCAGATGGATATAAGCAAGACCTTAATGCAGTAATTGAAATGGTTCGTTATTATGATAAAGACCAATCTATCATTTATGTACCACGCAGAAGTAATTTAATTCTTTCTCAGGCTGCTAACCCACTTGGTAAAATGATGGTTGTTATTGCACGTAAGCCATCTATTGATGGTGAACTACGTGGACAGTTTGATGATGTACTAGGCATTCAGTTGCTGCGCAACCGATTTGCATTACTTGCAATGGAAGCAGCAGAGAAGTCAGTACAGGCACCAATTGTTCTACCACAAGATGTACAAGAACTTATGCTTGGTGGAGATGCTGTTATTCGTACAGCCAACCCAGCAGGTGTACGCCGTGTAGAACTTACTTTGCCACAGGGTGCATTTACTGAACAGAACATTCTTAATCAAGAACTACGTGTTGGTACACGATATCCTGAATCTCGTACTGGAAACATAGATGCTTCTATTGTTACTGGTCAAGGAGTACAGGCTCTTATGGGAGCCTTTGATACACAGGTTAAATCTGCTCAAGCAATCTTTGCTGCAACACTTAGAGACATTATTCAAATTTGTTTTTGTGTAGATGAAATGATTTACCCAGAAGAAAAAACAATTCGTGGAGTAGATTCGGGTTCACCTTATGAGATTACATACAAGCCAACTAAAGACATCAAAGGTGATTATTCTGCTGATGTTCGTTACGGTATGCTTGCTGGTCTTAATCCAGCACAAGGTCTTATCTTTATGCTTCAAGCACTTGGAGGAAAACTCATCAGCCGAGATATGGCTATGAGAGAACTACCATTTACAGTTAACGTAACACAAGAATTAGAAAAGATTGAAATTGAAGAAATGCGCTCTGCGCTACTTGGTTCACTTACGGCATATACACAAGCAATTCCACAAATGGCTACTCAAGGTCAGGATGCTTCAGATGTAGTCCGTAAGATTGCTGCGGTAATAAAGGCTCGTCAAAAGGGACAAGCATTAGAAGATGCAATAGAAGCAACCTTTGCTCCGCAGCAACAGGTTCCTCCTGCTGGTGAACCAACTAATACGGTTGAGCAAATGTCCCCTGCTCCCGCTGGTCCGCCAGCAGGAGGTTCTCCAATACCAGAAACACCACAGCCTAGACCAGATTTGCAAACAATGTTAAGTAGTTTAACTACTAGTGGTAAAGCACAAGGCACAGCAAGATTAAGTCAACAACGCCAAGTAGGCTAAGGAGTAAATCATGGCAACACCTCGCAAGAGAACCGTAAAGGTTAAAACAGTTGCTGATGAAAGTTACTCAAAGTTAGACCAGTACTCAATTCAACTACATGAATTTTATAAATCATTACGCAAAGCAGGATTTACAGTAGATAATGCTTTATATATTCTTTCTGCAAAGCAAGCGTATCCTGAATGGATGCAAGATATATCACCTGAAGATATTAGAAAACACATAGAAGATGAGGAGGACGAATAATGGCAGTTGGAGGTTATCGTCAACCTAGTAATCCAGCACCTGTGTCAGGTCCTGGTGCATTGTCACAGCGTACAGATGGTGGTGCTACCGAAGGTATGACACAACCAGTTCAAGATTATACTGGTGGTACATACGGCAATAATAAATCAATGCGTCAACAGCAAGAAGGTGCAGACCTTTATGCTGCACCTACACCACCACCAATAAATGTTACGCCACTTAGTGCTCCTACAGAATTTCCTAATGAACCTGATTCACATGGTGCATCATGGGACCCTAATACTCCTGGCATAGATACATCTATGGTTAAATCTGTGCAACCAATGTCACAAATTAGTTTTGTTTATCGCATGATGCAAAATGACCCATCTGGTAAATACGAAGCCATTTACAATAAACTGAATCTGGGATAATGACTCCGAGTCCACAACCTTCAATTGTACCTAAATTACCAGTACCACGTATTAATACGTCATTGGTAAATAGTAACCCACAAATGTATGCTGCTTCATTGGCTGCTAACCCCACGCCAGAAGAAGCAATGTATGCAAAAAATATTATGGGTTTAACAAATTTAGATGAAACATTTAGTAAGAATCCAAATCTTACAAATGCTCGTAAAGAGTTTTATAACCTTGACCCATTAATTCGTCAAGGTCTTATGATTATGAATCCTGGTGCTGACTATCAACAAAAGTCACCAAGTATTCTTAAAACTTTTTATCAAGGTGCATTGACTACAATTGCTTCACCATTTAAAACGGCAATTGCTGCTGCAGGTGAATATAGTAAATTAACTAATGTTCAATATAAAATGGTACGCCAATTTCTTGACACAGGTAAAACCGATAAAGAAGCATTTCAATATATTCTTTCTGCAAAAAATTGGGTAGATACATACCAAGGTAAAAATTCTTGGGATGAAGAAGCCAATAAAGTATTAAGCGAAAAACATGGTAGTGCTATGAGCACTCTTGTTAAAGGTATTATTGATGGCAAAAAACCTGGCGATATTATTCGTGAATATGGAGACTTAGCCGCCGATGGCGGAGCAATGACACGTGCTGTTATAGCAATGTCTAATGGTGATAAAGAATATAAAAATGCTTATTCTGAATATAAAGCGTATCAAGTTAATCCAGGTAATGATTTAACTAACTGGGCTAATAGTAATCATCCACCTTCAGATGGTGGTATTTGGGGCGCAATTATTCCTGCTGCTCTTGCAGCAACTCATCCACTTTCTATTGTATCTTCAATGGCAGAGGGTTCTGCTATTTATACACGTGATAAAGTTGCAGACCAATGGTTAGTTAAAAACCCTAATCCATATGGTAAAGAACAATTTGTTTCACCATCTGGTGAAATTAATGCTTGGTATCAAGTAGCAGTAGACCCACTAACGTGGCTTACTGGCGGAAGTTCTAAGGCTATCCTTGCATCTGAAAAATTAGCAGAACAGTTTACTAAAACTGCAAGTAGCAAAGGTTCTATTCAGGCTGTACTTGATTTGGCTGAGAATCCACAATGGGCAAAGCGTCAAGAAAACCTAGCCTTTACTGTTAGCGCACTGCGTGATGCACGTGCACGTGGCAATGATGTTGAAGCAGCATTTATCCGTAATGATATTACTACATACTTTCCAGAAGTAAATGATGAATTATTCTTAAAACGTCTTGTAGAAGTTAAAGTACGTAATGATGAAGAGAAATTAGTTCCAGTAACAGACCTTGACACAATGGTTAAATTTTACCAAATTGGTGAGCACACTAACTATATTATTTCAAGCAAACTAGAAGGCAACATGTTCTATCGTGAGAACAATGTTTTGCTAGAACGCCGTACTCGTCAGTACACTGACGGAGTTAAAGCAGCATACGACCAAGTATTTAATGGTATTGACCGCAAGATTATATCTGGCGATAAGCCAATTCCTGATGAAGTATTTGAAACGCAAAAAGCATTTGAGGATTACTTTGCTGTACCAGTAGAACAACGTTTTAATAAACTAGTAATGCCTAAAACAGATAGCACTCTCAAGGCTTTAGGCATAAAACAAAAAAACATTCAACGTAGTGCTGCAGAATTAATGGCAAAGCATCCAGCAAACGTAATGCTTTATACTGCAGATGGTCTAGTTGAAAAGTCTGGTTATGCTTTGCGTGATTATTTCCGCCTTATTACTGGTGATAAGATTAATGCCAACATTCTTGTAGAACGATACTTACGTATTTCTCCAGACGAACGTCTAAACATGCTAGCAAGTATGCTTAAACTTTACACAGATAAACTAGGCATGGCTTCTATACCTGCTGGTTTAGAAAAACAACGTGTATTGTTAGAGCAATTGCTAGGTATTAACCGTGGTATGGGTGCTGTGCCTTTTGATGTGCCAGCACACCTTGCTAAAGAAGGAACTGTAGAGATTCCTTTTGGTGCATCACGTATTACTCATACAACTAAAGGCATTAGTATGCCTAACTTTGATGAAATTACAAGAGAGATTTATGAACTGCATGGATTCCATAGCAAGTTAGTGCCACACCTAGCACTGAATGGCATGACTCACAATGTTGCATTAAAAAACATTGTTAATACATTTACATTTGGTCTTTTGTTTCCAAAGATAGGTATCAAGGCTGCTGTTGATGATGGCACACAACTTCTTATGGTCACTCATCCAAAGAATATTTATGATACATTCTCTGGTAAGGGCAGTGCTATGCACAATGCCCTTATGCGCTACACAGGTAGTGATAAGACTCAAGGTATGGTCAAGTCATACATGCTTGACAAGTTAGGTGTTAATCCTTCTAAAGAAATTACAGTTGCGCAACGTAAACAATTACAAGAGCGTATAAAAATTGATGCTGATTACACATTGCCTAGTGGCAAGCGTATTAAATCTGGCTATTCTATGTCAGCAGAAGAATTTTATAGTGCTACACCAGAAGAACGTCTTGCTGAAATGGCAATGGTTAAGTTAAAGAATCGTTTAACATCAGAAGAAATGGATGACTTTGGTATTCACTTAGTCAATAATTCTCATACTATGGAGGGCTTGGCTAAGTCTACTATTGCTAACTCATTTAGTGACACAATGATTGATGGTTCACTGGCTGCAGAAATCTTTGGTAAGTCAGAAGTAACTAAAGCAGCAGAAGCATATGGTGAATTAGGTAGATTTAGTGGTAAGCCTAAAGGTTTAAAGGATACTGGCAAGTATTTAACAGATGAACAGAACCTTTTAACAGCGTTTGACCGTTCTGTTGTGCACCACAAAGAATATTTTATTGCATTTGGCAAGAATATGTGGACCACACCATTTAAAACTACAGTTGATTTTGGTTCAGCCTTTATTAAGTATGATGCATTACGCACTGCTAAGCAAGGTGAAGCCTTTGTTAATGACATTATGCAGCAAATTGGCTGGTCTAAGAATGATTATGGCAAATGGGTAACACGTGGCAAGGTAGTTAAAGAAGATAAAGTTAATGGCGATGTAATTATCAGCGCTGCTAAGTCTAAAGAATCTATTACACAGTTTAATACTTTGTTCCGTCAGACAACAGAGTTAGAAAATGCTGGTAAGACTGCTGCGCAGATTAGCGAAGGTTTAATTCGCAACATGATGCATGAAATGTACACAATTTTTCATGGTAGTGCTGATGGTTTTAATGATGAACTTCTTGGTTACATTAAACAAAAGATGTCGGAGCAAGAAGCAAAGATTGCTAAGCGCAATAACTGGGAATCATCTGATTACTACATGCGTAAGTATGCTAATAAACCATTAATTTCTAGAAGTCCTGAATACTTTAAAGAAAAAGCCGCCTATGAGGCTGCAGTTACATCTCCTGCATATGTGATACGCAAAACTCCTATCAACGAGTTTCAAGAAGTAACTAGTAAGTATCCACTATCAGGTCAAATGACCACATCATATGACTTTCCTAATTTACCTATTACGGTTGAAGGTCACTTCAAGAAGTTGGGTAACATTGGTTGGGAAATGATGGACCGTCAGATTACTGACATGGTTCGCAGTGATGCATTTCTTATTAAATTGCTTGAACAACGCAGAAAGATGCGCCCAGACCAAAAGCAAATGGTAGAAGACTTAGTTGCCCGTGAAGTATCACGTAGTGACGCAGAATTACAGGCTAAACTGTTCTTTGATAACCGTGCAAAAGATAATGCTATTAATGATTTGCTTAAGTATGCAGATAACCCTGATGTGCGCACAGCATTTGCATGGAACATGCGTGGTGTAGGACGTTTTATTCGTGCTACTGAAGATTATACCCGCCGTATGATGCGTTATATGTCTACACATCCAGATAAAGTTCTTTATCGTGTAAGCCATACAAGTACTGCAATGGATGGTACTGGTCTTGTCTATGATGACAGCAATGGCAATCAGTATGTAATGCTTCCTAATGATGGAGTTATGTGGCGCACAATTGCGCCTGTATTTGCAGCATTAATGAATCCATTAAAGGCTGGTATTGAATTAGCACAGGGTAACTGGGACTTCTTTAAACAACCAGAGTGGAATCAAGCATCATTGAAAATCTCTATGCTTAATCCTTCCTACTCAGAAGGTTCTGGTCTTTACTCTCTTACTGGTCCTACTATGGCTGTACCTGTATTGGGTATTAAACAACTATTAGGTTTATCTTCTAACCCAACATTAAAGAAAATAAGTGAAGGTTTAGATAACTGGATATTAGGAACACAGTCTGATAACACAGATTGGGCTCGTGCTACATTTGCTGGTGCATTCTCAGGTACATGGAAAACATTTGATGACAGTGCAAAGAATAGTATTACTGCTAGTACAATTGTACAGGCAGCAGCAATTCTTCAAAGTGACTCAAAGACTGCATTAAACTTTAATGACTATGGTGATGAAAAGAAAGTAACACAATATCTTGACCGCCTTAAGTTAGCAGCATTAAATGTTATCCAGGTTAAGGCTGCATTTAATACTATTTCAGCAGCACCTATGGGTTCTAATCAACCAGGCATTACACCTGAGATGCGCCGTTTAGGTCTTATTACTATGCGTCAAGAGTTTAGTGATATCTTACGTGCTGTATTAGATAACAATGCTAAGTATGGATATAGTCTTTCAGACCCTATTGGCACAGCAGTTGCTATGTTTGTTGGTAGTTATCCAGATAAATTAGTCTTTACTGTAAGTCCTAATACTAAGTCTGCACAGTTAGCAGTCTCTTATACACAAGAAACCAAAAACTGGGTTATTAATAATCCTAAACTATTACATGATTATTCAGATGTAGCCTTTGTATTTGCTCCACATACAGGTAAGTATGACCCATCTGTAGTTAAGTTCTTGGAAGCAAGCGACCTTGTTAAGGGTGCTGACAATCCATTTGATGCTAATAATGCAGCATTAAAGAACTACTTAACTAATCTTGCTGCTGTAAAATCACGTAATGATTACTATAATATTGACCGTGAAGCACAGCGCCTATTGACTGACCCTAACAACCTTGACCGTAACCGTCCTGGTTATCGTCAAGAAGTACTAGACAATGCTAAAGGTAAGAAGATGGATATTCTTGCTGGCAATATAGCATTACAGCACTCATTAGGTACATCTGCATTTGCTACACGTCAGACATTAAAAGAACGTTTTGAACATTTTGACCAGATGATTAATGACCCTGAGCATAAGAAAGCATTAGCCGCTGGTCCTGTATATACATTGCTTACACAAATAATGAACCCAACTAAAAGAGTTATTGCTACATTTGAAGATATGAATGTACGTCAACAGTTTGGTGCACAAGAAAAACTAGATGATAATTTAACAACATGGCATGCTCGTATGAATAAAATTACTGCAAATAATCCTATTCTTGCCGAAGCATATCAATCAATTCTTAAACCATATGTAGATGATTTATATACTATTCCAACAGCAGCAATGAACAGAGGTAAATAAACTATGGCTAAAACACCTAAGCCAACACCTAAGCCAACGTTACCTGCTGGTGTTGCAGCAGCAAATGCTGCAGCAAATAAGTCTCGTCCACCAACTATTCCACCTACTCCTGTTGCTACACAATCACCAGCACCCAGAGTTGGTGACAAAGTAACAGGTCTTGAACCTGTAAAAATTGGGTCTTCTACAGACTGGAACCAGTTTCTTAATGGAACTCTTGTTCCTATTACTGTTGGTCCTAATGGTACAACCGTTGAACCATATGTTTCTGGAACAAAACCTACTAGTACTAATCCTAATCCAGGTCAGATTGCTATTCTTCCTAATGCAGATGGCAAAGGATTTTATACAGATAGCGTAGATGCAGTAGCAGCACAGTCAATGCTAGGTATTAATGCTGGAAATATCCAAGCATATAAATTAAAACTGGCTGCATACTATCCATCTACAAAAGAATTTAAACTTTCTTATGCTACAAATGATAAAGATGTAGCCTTTCAAAAGGCTATTAGACGTGCTATTAATGAGGCATCAGTTGCTAACTTTGGCTATGGTGTTACTAATGCTAATGCATTAAAAGCAAATCCAAGTGCACCTTTACCTGCTGGACTTTATGATTTTAATTCATATGTTCTTTCACGTCCAACTGTTCAACAAACTACAAGTACATCTCAAAGTGATACTGGGTTAACAACACGTGAAGATGCATTAGCCGAGTTTTATCGCACAGTACAATCACATGTTGGTGACCCAACATTGGTTAATAATTTACCTACGCTTGCTGAGGCATATTGGAATAAATTACATACTACTGAGTTGAATCGTGGAAGTACAAGAACAACGGTTACTGACCCATTTGGTACAGGTAAATCTTCTGGTATACAATACACTCAATTATCAGAACAAGACCGTCTTGAAATGCGTATTAATTTTATTATTAAAGGTGGCTCTGCAAAGGATGCCAAAACAAACAAGACTATTACTAGTACTGGTATCAAGGGTGTTGACTATCAAAAGTTACAAGATACTGGTGGTCTTATTGGTGATAACTATACCAAGTTACTTGAACATTCATATGATATGGGTGTACCAGTAAACAAAGATGACCTTGTTGCACGTGCTGCTAAAGCCCTGCTTCCAGGAGGTTCAGCAGATGAACAAATTAAATCATTAACTCAGGCTGCTAAAGTTTATTATAAAGGTCTTACACAATATATTGATAGCGGATTAAAAGTTAGTGATATTGCTTCTTACTATCAAAAGACTCGTGATTCAGAACTTGAGTTAACACCTGGCACAACAGATATCTTTAATGACAATGTGCAGAAAGCACTTAATGGTGAAAAACTACAGGACCAAAATGATTATCTATTAGGTATTCGTACTGACCCAGCGTGGCGTTTTACTAAGAAGGCTAATGAATCCTCAGCAGGATTCCTTGATGCGGTCCTTAAGACATGGGGAAAGGTGGGCATGTAATATGGCAGAGACAGCAGCACAAAAAGCAGCAGCCCAGAAAGCGGCTGATGCCGCACAACTTAAAGCAGCACAAGCAGCAATAGCCAAACTTCAAACTCAAGTAAAAACAACTCAAGCAAACATTTCTGCAGCAACTCCAACTCCTATAGGTGATAGAGCAATGGATGCTAAGTTGGCAGCACAAGCCGCTGCTGCGGCAAATCCCACACAGGCTCAAATAGATAATACATGGGCAACTCAACAGGTTGGCACTACTGGTAAAACACAAGCACAGTTAGATGCTGCCGCAAATGCACAACAAACTGCCTATGACATTAATCAAATGGGTACTGGTTTTAAATCTGCAGTAAATCCTAAAACTGGCATGGTTGAAACCACTACGCCTACACCTGCAAAAATTGATGACCCAAATAATGATGACCCAAATAAAAATAAACCTGGATGGCATTTTAATCCAAAATCAGGCAAATGGGAAATTGATGTAAATCCTGCAGACACTGGTGCCAAACTTCTTACTAAAGAAGAGTGGGATGCTATTCAATCTAAGACTGCAGAAGAAGCAAGACTTGCTAATGAAAAACGCGATGCATTTGCACTTATCCAACAAGCAATGCAAGGTTATGGATTTACTGCTGAAGAGTACGCTCAATTATCTCAGTACATTGAAAGCGCATTAATTAATCCTAAGATTGGCCCTAATCAAATGGTGCTTGAATTACGCGCACTACCTGTATATAAGGCTCGTTTTGCTGGTAATGAAACACGTATAAAGAATGGGCTTAATGCATTAAGCGAAGCCAATTATATTGAGCAAGAAAACTCTATTGCTCAATATCTTAAAGCAGGTGGAGTATCTAATCTTGGTACTCGTTCTACATATGCTAAGTTAATTGGTGGAGCCGTATCTCCAACTGAGGTAGGCAAGCGTGTTAACATGGCAGTAGACCGTGTGACAACAGCAGACCCTGCAATTATGAAACAAATTTATAAATACAATCCTAATATCTCACAACAAGATTTAGTAAGTTATTTCCTTGACCCAGATAATACTCTGCCTCAATTGGAAAAGAAAGTAGCAATGGGTGAGATTGGTGCAGCCGCTACTCAAGCAGGCTTAGATGCTGGCTTTGGTCGCATTGAAGACTTGCAACAGTATGGTGTTAGCCGTGGTCAAGCAATTGCTGGTTATGGAAACATTGGTCAAGTTCTTCCTATTGCTGGAAAACTTGGTGATGTTTATTCTGAGTCTGGTGTTACATATGACCAGACTGCAGGTGAATCTGAGTTCTTTAAATCTAATGCAGCAGCCATGAATAAACGTGAACGTTTAGCAGCAATGGAACGCGGCACATATGCTGCTTCTGCAGGTAATGCACCAGGTGCTTACAGCACTGGTTACCTAAAAAAGTCTTCAGCAGCAGGCTTAATATAAAATAGAATCCTATGTGACCGACCAGCCCACATAGCGTATAAGACTGGTAGTAAGAGCCAGGCTAGTTCCCCGACTAGAATCTGAGGCTTGCGATTCAAACGAATAGAAGGGTGGGTTGCTATGAGCAACAACTACTGGGATGAAGACGAAGACGACCTAGATACCGACAACGAAGTGCAGATGGATGGAAGTGACTTACTTAAAAAG